CATCAATCCTAATTTACAAAGACTATCGGCAACACAGATAACTCCAAACCAGACCTATGGTGGTTCAGGAACCACAGGAGGAGGCACTGCGGCATACGGATCCAGTTACGCCAACCAAGGTGCCACAAACAACATGTCAGGTTTCGCAGGTGGCCAGGGCGGTAGATTCTACAAGACCATGAACGCCTACAACATCAACGCTGAACACGTGATACACATGTCAATGTCGGATGGCTTAGACAACCTGTTCCCGTTTGGACAGTCTGTATTAGAACAAGTGTTCAAAGTTTACAAACAGAAAGAATTATTGGAAGACGCAATCATCATCTACAGGGTTCAGAGGGCACCTGAGAGAAGGGTGTTCTACATCGACGTGGGTAACATGCCAACACACTTAGCGATGCAGTTCGTTGAGAGGGTCAAGAACGAGATCAACCAGAGAAGGATTCCATCGACAGCAGGTGGTACGAACTTCATAGACGCGACCTATAATCCAATGAGCATCAACGAGGATTACTTCTTCCCTCAGACTGCGGAAGGTAGGGGATCTAAAGTGGACACACTGCCAGGCGGTACCAACCTTGGTGAGATCGATGACCTGAGATACTTCACAAACAAACTGTTCAGAGGATTGAGGATTCCGAGTTCTTACCTACCAACAGGTGCTGAAGACGGACAGCAACAGTACAATGACGGTAGGGTGGGCACAGCCTACATACAGGAACTGAGATTCAACAAGTATTGTGCAAGATTACAGAGCATGTTGGCGCAGACCTTTGACGAGGAGTTCAAACTGTGGATCAAATCAAAAGGCTACAACATCGACAACGGAATGTTCGAACTCAAACTGAATCCACCACAGAACTTCGCACAGTACAGACAGACGGAGATGGACCAAGCACGTGTGAACACATTCACAGCGGTTGCGGAACTGCCATACATGAGTAAGAGATTTGCACTGAAGAGATATCTTGGCTTGTCAGAGGAGGAAATGGCGAGGAATGCTGAACTCTGGGCGGAAGAGAACAACGTGCCACAGAAGAAACAGACCAAGTCCAATCAATTACGTAGCGCAGGAGTCACACAGTCCGGCATAACAGGAGACCTAGACCAGTTCGAGGAACCAACCGCGGAACCAGAATCACCGGAACCAGGCTCACCACAGCCGGGACAGCCGGGACAGGCACCGGGAGGAGGTGGTACAACACCAGGTGGGACAGGCGGCGGAGGCCAGGTCTAAAGGATTAAATACCAACGATGAAACTATTTGAATTCTTCACATACACAGCAGACGGCTTTGAACAGGAAAAGACCTATGAGCCAGAAAACGATATCTCGATTCTAGACTCGGAAGACACCAGGAAGACCAGACTTTCACTGAAAGACATCAACTCAATGAGACTGGCGTCAGAGGCACACGACGCACAGCAGAAGGAAGAGGCAGTATTCGTCCAAAAGATGTACGGACAACCTGCACAAGACGATAACTTAGAGTTATAATGTCATCCATAGCATTCGTACTCGGTAACGGAGAAAGCCGTAAGGGCATAGACATCAACGATCTCAAGGAAAAGGGAACAGTCTTCGCCTGCAACGCCGTTTACAGAACACACAGACCACACTTTCTCGTAGCAGTGGATCCCAAGATGATCTTCGAGATAGCAGAGACCGATTATCCAGTACATAATAAAGTATGGTCAAACTTCAATGCACAGTACAACAAACACCCCAAGATACTGAATCATGTAAACTGGTTCAAGCCCAGCCTGGGTTGGAGCAGTGGGCCAACGGCACTGAGGATGGCGTGTGAGCATGGATTTAAAGAGATCTACATCCTGGGATTCGACTACCAAGGACACAACGACGGCAAACGTTTCAAACTGAACAACATTTTTGGTGATTCCCGAAACTACAAGAAACGCAACGACGAGGCCACGTTCTATGGCAACTGGATGAACCAGACCAAGCGTTGCCTACAGGACTTCAAGGACGTGCAGTTTCATCGCATGATACCCAAGGGATGGTTCAAACCCAAGGATCTGGAATGGGCAGGCAACATAGATCACCCCACCACAGAGGAATTCCTGTCAAAATTCGACCTACAGATAAAGATCTAGCCAAAATCACACCTTTTTAGCCTGTTTCTGCCACCGTTTTAGCGACTTTGTAGTAAATACAAACACTTATAAGTACAAATCGCTTAAAAACAAAGGAGCACGTGTAAACATGTCAACTAATAAATTTGAATCGTTATTAGAGTTGCTAATAAACGAAGAAAACGAAAAGGCAGAAGCCTTATTCCACGAGATCGTAGTAGAAAAGTCTAGAGACATCTACGAGAACCTAGCAGACGAAGAAGTAACTGCTGAGGCCAAAGAAGGATCAAAAGACGAAGAAGTTAAAGAAACAGAGGAGTCTAAAGAGGACGACAAAGTTGAAGAAACTTCAGAAGAGTCTAAAGATGAGCAAGTAGACGAAGTTGTAGAGATCGAAGACGAAGCAACTGAATCAGAAACAACTGAAGAAGAATCAATCGAAGAAGTTGGCGGTGACGCTACTGACGAATTGGTCAAAGACATCTCAGCTGAAGAAGAAGGCGAAATGGATGCGGACAACGGCGAAGAAATGCCAGCAGACATGGACGCTGACAAAGGCGAAGAAGGCGATGTTGAAGACAGAGTTGTGGACTTGGAAGACGCTTTAGATGAACTAAAAGCAGAATTCGAAGCAATGATGGGCAAGAAAGACGGTGAAGAAGAGGAAAAAGAAGAAGAATCTTTAGCACCAGAAGTTGCACCAGAGTTAACTCCAGAAGTTGAAATGGAAGCAAAAGAAGAAACAAAGGAAACTGTAAAAGAATACAAAAACCCTGTTTCTGCTAACCATTCAGACGGATCAGACAAGTCAGCGAAATCACCAGTTAAAGATGCTGGAACAAAGATGCCAAAAGGTGGTGACAACATCGCCAAAGGATCTGCAGAAGAAAAAGGCAGACCGGCACCTACAGCACAGAAGATGGCGGGTGACTTCGAGAACACAGGTGGAAAAGCAAAATCTACTTCTTTCAAGAAGCAAGAGAAAGCCGACACTGCTGATGGTTCAGACAAATCTGCTAAATCACCAGTTGCCGCAAAGTAATTGTTGATTTAAAAGGGAGATCATTGAATGTCAACACTATACCTAAGGGAAAATCTAACTTTTGATCAAGCCAGGGTACAGGTCTTACACGAGGGAAAAGACGGTAAGGATTTGTACATGAAGGGCATCTGTATCCAAGGTGGGATTAAGAACGCAAACCAGAGGGTTTATCCGGTTTCTGAGATAGCAAAGGCTACGAAGACGCTGAATGACCAGATCAGTTCAGGATATTCCGTACTAGGTGAAGTTGATCATCCAGATGATTTAAAGATTAATTTGGACCGTGTGTCTCACATGATCACTGAGATGTGGATGGACGGACCAAATGGATATGGTAAGATGAAAATCCTGCCAACACCAATGGGCCAACTTGTCAAGACCATGTTGGAATCGGGTGTGAAACTGGGCGTTTCAAGTAGGGGTTCTGGAAACATGAACGAATACGGAAGCGGTGAAGTTTCAGACTTCGAGATCATCACGGTAGATGTTGTGGCCCAACCTTCGGCACCTGGTGCTTATCCTACGCCAATTTACGAACACCTGATGAACACCAGGGGTGGTAACATGGCGAAAGGTTTGGCGGCGGAAGTTAGAAATGACCCAAAAGCACAGAAGTTTCTCAAAGAAGCTTTAACAAACATAATAAAGGACCTGAAATAAAATGATTGATGCGATATCAAAACTTGTTGAATCAGGAGCGATCTCGGAAGATGTAAGAAACAGCATCCAAGAGGCATGGGACAGCAAGATCAAAGAAAACAAAGAAGTTGTAGGCGCTGAGTTAAGAGAAGAGTTCGCCAAAAGATACGAACACGACAAGGCAAACATGATCGAGGCGATCGACAAGATGATGAACGAGAAGTTATCTGAAGAGATCACCAAGTTCGTCGAGGACAGAAAAGCACTTGCACAAGAAAAAATCGCCTACAAAGAAAACGTGGGCAAACATTCTGCCAAGTTAGAATCATTCATTCTAAACAAACTGTCAGAAGAGTTGAAAGAACTACACAGCGACCGTA